AAATTAAACAGTCGAAATAAAATCCCAATCCAATTCCAAACAAATTTTTCTCCAAATATCGTCTTGCTCAACCTTTTTCTGGTCTTTTAACATCGGAAAATATTCCAAATACTGTCTCTCGCCCAACAACTCACACAATTTATAAAGGGTGTAATAATAATTTAAAAAATTGACACGGTCATTCGGGCAGTATTTGGAGTAAGGAATCTGAATATCCATAAATAAATTACATAGAGTTTCCTCTAACTGCGGCGTCATCACGGGCGGTTTAATGCCGAGTTTATCCTTAATAAATGGTATGTGTTCATAGTATTTATTATAACCCAATTTTTTCAATATTTCTTTCGTCTTTTTATTTGTCAATTGGTCAATCGTGATTCTTTCTTTTTTCACTTGATTGCTTATGCGCTCTATAATGTCCTTTGGAATATCGGTGGATTCCTTCGCCTGAAATTGTGACAATATCTCTCGGAAATGATTTATTCTTTTGTAAGCGTAAAAAGATATTTCTTTAGGCGGTTCTTTATAAGACGGTTTATCATTATCTACCAAATATTGGTGGGTGGTAAAACAAACATTGCATAAAATGACACCTTCGTGGTTTACTTTTATTAGTTCGCCTTCATTACAATGACTGCATACATTTTTATTATAAGCATAGTCATTTACGGTCATCATATCAAAACTATTTTTTTTTAAATATTCTTGTATGCAGTGATTCATCGATTCGTAGGGCGCTTCCTTTTCTTCTTTGAAATTAAAAAAAGAATTAATTGTTTTTTTAGGAGTATTATTTTTATCGATGTTTTGTTTAGTTTCAAAATATTCAAATAAATATTTAGAGTTATCTAAAAAATATTTATTTTTTTCATTAATAATTAATTTAATCTTGTTTTCATAATCATCTATTTTGCTATTTATTTCTTTTTCATTTTCGGGTGTTTTTATTTCATTTAGTTCCTCTATTTTTTTGTTTAATTTAGGAATTATTACGTTGAATTTATTTTGAAAGTATTTCAACTTGTTCGTATATAAAATATCCAATGTTGTATCTTGTTTAAGGTTCATAATATATATTCTATTTAAGTAATTTATTTATATATTAAATTAATTAAGTAAAATCTCAATTTTTTTTCTTTTAGTATAATATATAATGGGAGGCGGATTAATGCAACTTGTAGCTTACGGCGCTCAGGATATTTACCTTACCGGTAATCCTCAGATTACATTCTGGAAGGTAACTTATCGTCGCCATACCAACTTTGCTATGGAGTCGATTGAGCAGACTTTCAATGGTGCCGCTGATTTCGGTCGGCGTGTAACCTGCACCATCTCGCGTAACGGCGACTTGGCTTACCGCACCTACTTACAGGTCACTCTTCCTGAGATTGGCCAGTCTTTGAAGAATACCGGCACTGATGTATATGCCCGCTGGCTTGATTTCCCTGGCCACCAGCTCATTGATGACGTTGAGGTCGAGATTGGCGGTCAGCGCATTGACAAGCAGTACGGTGACTGGATGCAGATCTGGAACCAGCTCACTCTTGACAAGAACCAGGAGCGCGGCTACAACAAGATGGTTGGCCAGACCACCCAGCTCACTTTCTTGACTGACCCGGACTTCGCTGATGTTGACGGCCCGTGCGATTCGTCTGCTCCTCGCCAGGTATGCGCTCCTCGTAACGCGCTCCCGGAGACCACTCTTTACGTTCCTCTTCAGTTCTGGTTCTGCAATAACCCGGGTCTTGCCCTCCCGCTTATTGCTCTTCAGTACCACGAGGTCAAGATTAACATTGATATTCGCGCGATTGATGAGTGCCTTTTCGCTGTTTCCTCGCTTGACCGGACCTCTGGTGATGCTAAGGTAACTGCTGCCTACGCCCAGTCGCTCGTTGCTGCTTCCCTCTACGTCGACTACGTCTACCTCGACACTGATGAGCGCCGCCGTATGGCCCAGAACCCGCACGAGTACCTCATCGAGCAGCTCCAGTACACCGGTGCTGAGTCTGTTGGTTCGTCCTCGAACAAGATTCGCCTCAACTTCAACCACCCGTGCAAGGAGCTCATCTGGGTTGTCCAGCCTGACTGCAACGTAGATTACTGCTCGTCCCTCACCGGCGGCACCACTCTTTACAATGCTCTTGGCGCTCAGCCGTTCAACTTCACTGATGCCATTGATGCCCTCCCTAACACCGTTCGCGCGTTCGGCAGTGACACCCAGACTGGCGCACTTGCTGGTGCTGGTTCGTCCAATGCTTTCATCAACGCTTCTGGTCTTTTCCAGAACGCAAATGCTGATGAGGTTTCCAACGCTTTCGGCGCTGCTGCTCCTGGTGAGGGTTGGCAGGGTCTTAGCAACACAAATGAGACCACCTCGGGCGTTTCCGATGCTGGCACATTCGTTCTTGCTGAGACCTCGCTTGATATGCACTGCTGGGGTGAGAACCCGGTTGTCACTGCCAAGCTCCAGCTTAACGGCCAGGACCGCTTCTCTGAGCGTGAGGGCACCTACTTCGACCAGGTCCAGCCGTGGCAGCACCACACCCGCGCTCCTGACACCGGCATCAACGTTTACTCGTTCGCCCTTCGTCCTGAGGAGCACCAGCCGTCTGGCACCTGCAACTTCTCGCGCATCGACAATGCCACCCTTCAGCTCGTTCTTTCCAACGCGACTGTCACTGGCACTAACACCGCGAAGGTTCGGGTTTATGCCCGCAATTACAATGTGCTCCGTATTATGAGCGGCATGGGGGGCTTAGCGTACAGTAACTAGTTTGTGACCCACATTTTACGCATTATTGTGACCCACATAATTTTATATAAAAAATATTGTTTATATTAAAATAATTAATAATATATTTTAATTATTTTATTCGTTTTTCTTTTTACGTTGTTCTGCTATTTCTTTAGCGTGCATTTTATTGTATGCATCATTACCATATCTTTCTTTAAGTGAATCTCTTTGTTTTTGTTTTCGTAATCTAGCATTTTCTCTTATTTCTTCAGGTGTTAATTTATTACCTTTTACTATAGTTTTTTTTTCTTTTATTTTTTGTTCTGGAACAACTACATTTTGAATATCAACTATTACATTTTGTATAAGTGATTCTTCAATAATTAATTTTTCTTTATCTATTTTTATTTTATTATAAATAGATACACATTTATCTATAAATCTCTTATAAGTATAATTACTTTTCATATAATTACAATTTCCACAACAGGAATGAACATTATTTTCAAGATATCCGATAGAATTATCAATTCTGTCAAGTCCATTTTGATGTTCCTTTGTAGTTTTTTTTCCACATACATAACAAGAAGCATTTGTTAAAATGCTAAATACAGTTTTACCAATTTTAAATACAAGACCTCTTTTTTCGGCACTATTCATATATGACGAATAAAGTGGAGTATAATTTTGAAAGGCATTAGGATATAATTTACCTTCTACAAATTTATTATAACTCGCAATATGTTCTACACGTTGAATAAATATATCCTTATCTAAACATCCTTTCATATAATTACACATTGCGCAACAACTCACGCAATTATCATTAACATATCCAATAGTCGAATCAATTCTATCTATTCCATTAAATCCTTTTTCTTGTATTATTCCGCAATAATCACAAGGTGATTTAACTATTTCTACAAAATCTTCTTGTGTAATTTCAAATTGTAGTTGTTTTACTATAGCACATCGTTTATAATTTGTATATGCGTAATTTATATTTTTACTTTTTTTTTCATTTATTTCTTGGACTTTTTCTGGGTGAGCAATTAACCATTTCCGCATAATTTCCGCATTATGAATATGATATTTATCAATATCTTCTTCAATTAATTTTTTTCTATGCTGAATACAATACATCGCCACTTTTTCATAGTTTGATTCATTCCACGCTTTTTTTACAATCTTGCGCTCAGGTTTTAAACAATTTACGCGCGCCAATTCATTCACGTGTTCCTTATCGCGTTTCTCATCTGCTCGTTTATTTACTTCGCGACAAGTTTTACACGTCTGCGTCTCCCCGTGCATCCCTTGAAACATTTCTTTTGTATACATTTTAGAGCAACACGAGCATTGTTTTTCACTTACGGTTTCTTTAATTGGTCCACCTCGCCGCTTATGGTCTTTTTCACGTTCTTTCTCTAGGCAATCCTCACACGCACTATATACGTAATTGTGCCCGAGTTGCGCGCGACATCCGCGAACAGCATTCTTGCAAGTTTTTAATCCCAACTCTTCAGTTTCATTTATAAATACATATAACTGGTGTTTACCGCAATATGTATTTTCTTCTGACCGTTTATAAGAACAACCTTCTTTCACACACTTTACAATTTCTTCTTTCTTTTTACGATTTTCACTGCCTCGTTTGCGACACGATTCGCAAGTAGTATATTTGTCCATATAATAAGTTTTGCGACACGTCCCGCAAGGTTTCGCTTCTTCTACCATCTTGTCAGTATAATCTATCATATAGGAATGTAGAACGCAAAAACGTCCAGTAGTCGCATTCCCGCGGCAAGGCTTCAAATTTCGGTCTTTCGTAGCGCATTTCATCATTTTGTAATAAAAAATAATTATTATAAAAGGGCAATCAATTTTAATTATATCATACTTATATAATGAAATCATTATCTAAAAAAATAAAAAAGTATAAACGAGTTACTAAAAAAGTTTATATTGGTAGTGGTAACATTGCTAATAATCAAATGCCGGTAGAACCCCCCCCCAATTAGTATGAAAAAAACTTTAAGAAATGCAGAATTTTTAGTATCTGGTGCTAAGTTAGGGGCACCTTCTACATTACTAGTTAATAATGCCGAATTACAATTACATTTAAAATATTCAAAAATATTTAATGAATTTTTAGAAATATTAAAGGGTAATCCTAAACCTACAATTGGTCAAATACAAAGATTATTAATAGATAAAATAATGAAAAATAACCAAGATATTGAAAGGGCAGAACAACAAGTAGAATTATTTAAACAATTGTATTTAAATAGGTTTGCTTAGTATAAAAACTAATGCGTTTATAACTCCAATGTATTCATTTTTTTATTCAATATCTTTAATAATTTAATTTCTTTTTCCAATAGTTCAATACTTTTTTACAATAGGTCAACTCTATTGATTAAATCGCGTATAGTCGTATCAACTTTAAGTGGGCCAAGGCATATATTACAAGAGTAAAATCGGATTAAACCCATACGCACGTTCTAATCCTAAATGAGATATTCCGTGAACACTAATTACAAGAGTGAATAATAATATTAATACCAATAATTTGTAAGGTTTTAGACGAGAGATTTTAGAATAATTTTTATATAAAACAACAACAGCAAATACTAACAATAGACTGTTTAAAACGTGAGCGTAAAAAGATGGCATCAAATATAAACTCATATATTATAATATTGATTTATAATATATGACGTATAATTCTAAAAGTTCGAAGAAAATTGTAAAAAAGAAGGTAAATAAAACAGTTAAGGGTGGAATGTTTGAAAGGATTGGAAAATTATTTAAAATGAACAGAACCACCAATAACGAGCTTAATAACTTTTTTAAAACACAAGGAAAGGAAAACCCTTATAGAAAAAAATTAAATGTAACACCTGTAGTAAACTCACCTGTTCAAGAATATATATCTGCGCCAATCAATGCTGCGCCATCTACTGCTGCGCTATCCACTGCTGCGCTATCCAATGCTGCGCTATCCACTTCTAAACAACCAAATCTTCTAAACAAACCACCTGGAATTAAAATGGGCGGTTACCACAAATGTAAACATACTAAAAAACATCGTAAATAAATTATCAATATGTTTTATACCTTTTTAGTTACATTTTTTAATATTGTTTTTAATAATTTATTTTTACTTGAGCTATTAATAATATAGAATAAATATATAAAAATTAACAAAGAAAGCGACCATACACACGCATTGATAATAGCCAAAATATACATCATTGTTCGGTAAACAGACTCAGAGCAGTTGCAATTAATTTTTTTCATTTCATCCACATATTGGATAGTAAAAACTAAGTTCACAATCGCCGCAATAAAATAAGGAATGGAAATGATTAACATAAACATTTTAAACATATGAATACTGCTAAATAATATATTAAGAACTCCTATTAAAAGAGCAATACAGGTGAAAATAAATATATATTGGTGCTTAAAATTTAACGCACACTTGCACCCGATTGTTTCCAAGTTTTTTAAATAATAAATAATTAAACCAGAGATAATGCAACCAATGATAATAGGAATCATTTATATTATATGAATATAATTTGTTTCATTTAAATAGACCCTTCCATTCGAAATAATATAAACTCCTTCCATTCGTTTTAAACACCCATTGTATAAATGTTCTTTATAATATATATAAGGATAACCATTATAAGTATTACCAAATGATTTTATAACAATTTTATAATTGGGTAAAATATCGGTAATTGTATATTTGATTCCTTTATAATAAAACGATTGTCCTTTTGTTAATTTAAAGGGTATGTCATTTATTCTGTATGGATAATCTCGAATAAAATTACGTAAAAGTTTATTTGGACGCGCGCTATGAGTAATGTTACCGAAATATGATTGGGGCATTATTTTGAGTTGCCGCCAATCGGGACGCGTCAATGGTTTAGAATATTCACTTATAAGTCGTATCACTCTCTCGGGTAAAAACATTTTAAACTCTATAAATAAAATATTAAATTATTCAATTTTATGAATATAATTTGTCTGATTTAAATATTTCCTTTTAGGCAACTCAATATAAACTCCTTCCATTCGTTTTAAAGAGTCATTGTATAATTGATATTTATAATATACATAAAGCAATCCATTATATTTTTTACCAAAAGAGTCTATAACATTTATATTAAGGTTGGGTAATATATTTGTAATCGTATATTTGATTCCTTTATAATAATACGATTGCCCTTTTATTATTCTAAAAGGTAAATCATTCACAGAATATTCATACGCAAGAATTAAATTATATAAAACGTTATTATGACGCGCATTATGTATAATGTTACCAAAATAAGATTGAGGCATTATTTTAAGTTGCCGCCAATCGGGACGTGTTAATGGTTTGGAATATTCACGTATAATTCGTAACACTCTCTCAGGTAAAAACATTTTAAACTTACAAATATTAAATTAATCAATTTTATTCTCATCCAAAAGCATAAGTGCCATAGCGGCATAATTATGTAAGTCCAAAAGAGTGTCTCTAATACCTTCATCCTTAATTAAATTAACTCCATTCTTTGTAATACTTAGTGCTCGTTGAATTTTATCTTCAATCCTCATCAGAACACCAATTACTCCAAACTTGGCAAATGCATCACCATAGTCCGCATTCTTTTTACGGAAAAGTTCAAGTGCTTCGCTCTGTATTACGCTCAATTGTTCTACTCTGTTACTTTGTTCTACCCTGTTACTTTGTTCTACCCTGTCATCCATTATTCATACTAATATTAATTTTTTATATTAATATTATATGTGTTTTTCAAAAGAGGTTAGTCTAGGAACATTTATAATAGGAGCAATTGGAGCAACATTATTATATTCATTAAATACTAAAATTGATAAAATATTGGCAATATTCTTTTTTTATGTTATTTTGATGCAATTCGTAGAATATATATTATGGAATAATTTAACGTGTAATATAATTAATAAAATAACATCAATTATAGCAATTATACTAAATGAAACCCAACCTATTATATTGGCTTTATTATTATTATATAACTATAACCTACCAAATAAGACCTATATTATTTTATTCACGATACTATACTTCATAATGATGGTATTGTATGATTTACAGACAAAAACATTATGCACATTAAAGAATGAGTTTAATCATTTAGAATGGGGGTGGCATTTTTTAAATATGTATGTGTTTGTATATATAATTTATCTATTATATTTATCATACATTATATTATCTATTCCATTTAATTGGAATATTAAATTATTATTATTAGTAATAATACCTTATTTCATAAGTATATATATTTATTTAGGAACAGGTGCTATAGGTAGCATATGGTGTGTTTTTGCGGCATTTTTTCCTATAATATGGTTTTTTTTGAGAAAAACAAAATACATAAAATAAAATTGATTTGATTTTTTTCTAAACAAAATAAAACAACAAGATGGATTCCCGCACTACCGAAGAAGTTTTCTATGATGCTATCACCAAATACTCTGTCGTGCCGACGAATCCAAAAATTGAAGAATATAAAATAAACCTTAATGCATTTCTGAATGAAGAACTTGAACTTGTCGCCAATGGCGAAATAGTTGTTACAACGGACCCGCTGGAAGAGCACGATGATTTGGCAATGTTGCGTTACGGTGTATATAATACGGAAGGTAATATTACAGTTGTAATTTCAGGCGGGTCTCATACTCCAGACGAACGACTCGCGCATCTCGTCGAGTTGTTTGATTGTTTCAAAGGCGCAAAATTCAATGAACCATTCAAAACACCAAAAGGAGTTATTATGTTTATACCCGATGGCACTACAATTGATTATCCTATCAAAACGTTTATCAATTGCGGACCTTGCTCCTCAATCACGCTCAACTCAATCACATTTAAAGAAGACGCAACTGTTATCACGGTTGGCGCAAATGAAGACGGCACTCTTGGCGCGGGCATTAATCAACAGCAAACCGACGAACCGGGCAAATTGATTAAAATGCCGGGAGTATGGAATGGTTTTATTGAAAATGCAAAAAACGCCAAAGCAAAAGTTCGTAATATGTCGATTGATATTACACGATATGTATTGTTTCCAAACCCAAAAAAAGT